GGTAGAGGATTACAATCCTGAAGTGAGCAACAGCATCATCATTAAAAAATATGTAAGTACGGCACCCGCAGTTTACCAGCGTTGTATCAATAAAATCTTAACCAACAAAAGCAATATGAACATCGAAAACAAAGAACTTATCGAAAAAACCACGTCGGTTTTGGATAAGATTATGAACTTCTTTAAGAAGGTAGTAAACAAACAAACCATTACCGACAAGGGCGCGCTGCACCATGCCGGGGAACTGGACGAGGGCACCGAAGTTTACAACGACGAAGACATGAGCAGCCCGGCAGCCAGCGACACTTACACTACCGCAAATGGCAGTAAGGTGGCGGTGCAGGGCGGCCAGGTGCAAAAAATCACGCCACCTGCAACCGATCCGGATGCCGAACCTGATGCAGATGATGATGACGACAGCACACCATCGGACAAGTTTAAAGCCTCAAAAAAACCTCTGGACATCCAAAACAAAATCCAGGCTATCAAAGCAAAACTTCATGCACAAAATGCTTTATTAACAGAAGCAAAGGCAGCCCTTGAAACAGCAAACATCCGCCTTAAAAAAACACGGGAAGAAGTAAAGAATGAAATCAAATCTGATTTTACTCCACCTACCGATGGATCCAAACGCAGCAACAAAGCCAAAACAGAACCTGCCCCTTTTTTCGCTCCACAAACCATCCTCGCGCAGAATGCCGTTAGGAAAGCGGTAGCGAAGTAGTCCATAGCCAATGGTCGACGGACCATAGCACATTCTCAACCACAAAAAAACCATGGACTATGGTCTATGGACAATTAAACACAAAAAAATCTTATAAACAAAACATGGCTTAATTTACATTTACAAACAATACCTATGCCGGCGAAGCGCTGGCCGGGTTTATGGCCAGCACGCTGCTGGAAGCTGATTCGGTAAAACGCGGCTTACTGACCGTTATTAACGACGTTAAAGCACGCAAGGTGATACTTGACGTTGACGATAACGTGGTTCTGCAAGACCCATCGGGTATATTTAACGACCAGGGAACCACTGCCCGGCAAAACGAAAGCTATCTTGACCCGGTAGTGTACGAATTTATGAAACAGGAACAATGGGATAAGCTCATCCAGTCCTGGGAAGCACAAAGCCTTAAACCCGGCGCCTTTTTAGATTACGAAGGCGTAGTTGACCTGTCGGACTTTATGGTACAGCGTTATCTCACCAAAATACAGATCGCTAATGAGCGCTTGTATTGGTTAGGGAAAGGCTCAACAAAAGAGGCAACATTTACAGCGGCATTCCCCGGCTTACTGCCAACAATCGCTGCCGCATCGGGTGTGTACAAAGTAAATTTGGGTAAACCTGCTACATCTATGGCTGCAACAGCAATTGATGCAAGCGGTATTGTAACTGTGTCAGATACTTCAACATTGGCAGATGGCGATGTTGTAACCATAACCGCAGTAACCGGCACAAGCAAAGATACAACCAATGGAACGCCAGGCATCGTAATCCAGGGGCAATCGTACTTTATTCAGATTGCAAGCGCAACCACATTTAAGCTGGTGCGCAATTATAACGAGATAAACAGCCGCCTGGTTGCCACTTTCACCGGCACCTCTACCGCAGCAACCATCAGCTACATCAATGTAAGCAATGTATTATCTGTTTTGGGCAGTGTTTATGCCCAGCTTGACCCAGCCGACCGCATACAGGATGATTTTAACCTACAAGTCCCTTTACACGTGGGCTATGCATTTGCACAGGCACAGGCCAACAAAGCACTGAACGTTATTAACGCATTTACTGATATGAAAAAGATGGATTACCTCGGTATCCCTTTACAAATTATGAACCACTGGCAGGCAAATACAGTTTTAGGCGCCCGCTCGTCGAACCTGTTTTTAGGGGTTGATCTCTTAGGTGATGCATCAGAGCTGTCAACCGTTTACATGAAGCCCTACACCAATGATAACGTAGTGCGCATGAAAGCCCGTATGAAAGCTGCGGTAAACTACAAATTCGCAAACGAGATATTTTACTTGTCAGCTTAGTCAGGGTTAAAAAAGGTTGTAGTAGTTGTAAATGTTTTAAGAAAACCAACTACAACTATTACAACCCTTACAACTATTACAACACATTTTAACTTAATTAAAAACACATGTCAATTTACAATAAAATAAACGCCGGATTCAGTTTAGGAACTGCATCCCCTGTTACAGCCGGCATTGAGGATGTGATATACATCTTTAACCAGGGCGACATCACCCTCACTTACGACACCACCAACCCGCTTATTGTTACCGGCTTAACGGCGGTAAGCGCAGCTAAAATCTACAAGTTTGAAGGCACCAACAATAGCTTCAATACCATCTCGAAATTGGCCAAAACCCCTGTAGGGCCACGCTATACCGAAGAGATAGACTTTAATATTGCCGGATTTTCGGTAGATATCAAAACACAACTAATGGCAATGGGCTACGGCCGGGTTTGCGCTATCGCCATAAACAACTACAACTCCAGCGATTCGGCCATCGAGTTATTTGGGGCAGTGAATGGTTTGATACTTACCGATGCCGAACGCACTGCTGCTGATGAAACGCTTGACGGAGGCTACAAACTAAAACTAACCAACCCGGATAAATTAAGAGAGCCATACCCGCCACGCGCAGTATCAATAGCGCCAACAAGCGGAACCGCCACTTATGCAAGCACAATAGCTGCAATTGAGGCGCTGGTAGCTGCGTAGTCTGCATGGTCATTGGGGTCATTTTGCCTCACCCAACCCTCTCCAAAGGAGAGGGCTTTAAAAGTCCTTCTCCTTTGGAGAAGGATTTAGGATGAGGCAAAATGACCTAATGACCTGATGACAAAAAAATCGGTGCAATCATAAAAAAATCAGTGTAATCTAAAAATATGAAAACATACCTGCCACAAATTGAGCGGAGGATATTTGTACGCCCAAATCAAACTTTCGGCATACTTAATTACGACCTGGATAATGCTTATCCGCAACGCATGCTCGAACTGGTAGCTGCCTCCCCTACTGCTAAAGACTGCTGGAACAAAAGGGCTAAATTTATTGCAGGCAACGGTTTTGAACAGCCTGATTTGGGCAAGCAGGTTATCAATCAAAAAGGCTTAACACTTGCCAAATTATTAAAAGCCGTAGCTACAGATAAGGCGCTGTTCACCGGTTTTGGCATCCATGTAAATTATAACGCCAATTTTAAGATAAGCGATGTAAACTACGTAAAGTTTGAGGATATCCGCATGGGTGATACCGACAACCCCGAAACCGCAGACAAGTATGCACTTTACTCCGACTGGGGTAGAAAGACCTGGAAAAACATCATGCGCAGCAGGATCACTTTCCTTGATAAATACAACCCGGATGAACAGGTGATAAAAGACCAGGTTTTAGCAGCAGGGGGATGGGAAAACTATAAAGGGCAGTTGTTTTATTTTAATCCCGAAGTAGATGATTACCCGCTGATTGAAGCGGATTCTGTATGGGAGGATTTTGAAACTGAAGCTGGCATAAAAATTTTCAACAACCGCGAGGTAACAACCGGCTTTTTACCATCCACCATGCTGTTTATGCAATCGCGGCGTGAAGAAGCCGATAACAGCCGCCCGGATAGTGACGAAATGCCTTACAGCAGTACACCATCGCAACTGGAAAAAGACCTTGGTGCATTCCAGGGGGCCAAAAGTGCGCAGAAGATCATTGTTATTGAGTACGAAGATGAAACCTCGAAACCGGAATTTCAGTCCTATTCTATCCAAAACAATGATAAGCTTTTTGCAACTACCGAAAAATCAGTCGAGGCACGTATCATTAAAGGGTTTTCGATCCCTAAGGAATTGATCAATGCCGAAGGTACATCAGGTTTAAGCAATGGCGGAGAAAAGAAAGAGGCAATACGTGAATTCAATGATAACACTGCGCCCGAAAGGCTGGAGTTGTCGGAAACGTTCGCCGAAATATTCAGTCATTATTATACCGGTATCAACCCTGCTGATAACTGGAACATATTGCAAGTTCCTGCAAATGTAGCCGATGATATTACCGGTATTAAAGCAGGCGCAAGCATAAACCAATTGCTGCTGGCTGATCTTCCTGCCGGAAACAAAATAGCCACGCTGGTATATGCTTACGGTTTTAAAATGGCCGAAGCGGAACAAATGGTAGCCCCACCCAACCCTCCCCGGTAGGGAGGACTTAAAAAAAATCAACACGAGCGCAGCTAAAG